TTCCCATTCGGTAACTACAAACAAGTTTGTGTAGTAATACTCAGGCGCGCTGTCAGGCGTGCGCTTTAACTGCAACTTGATTTTCATTGTTCTCCTATGTCGGCTTGGAGCCGTCGGTTTATGGTGCGGTCGTATCAACTGTGTACGTTCCACCTTGGAACTCAAGATCCCATTGGCTTAATTCGCCAAGGGACGCATTGATCACAGGGATCGCTGCAAGGTAGGTGTCAGTCAAAATAAAGCCAGGGTTAGTTGCGCCGTCTGCAGCTGCAGTTGGGTTTACTTTTACAACACACTTGGTGCCGAGCAATGGTGACAATGTTGCGTACGTCTGTGATGTTGCAAATGATGCAAAAACTGTGAGCGTCAGCGAGTTGCTGAACAAGCCTGCGGTCATGGTGCGCGAGGTCTGGCCGAACGCGGTGTCTTCCAAAGCCTCGGCTGTCACCGTCAAGGTTGCTGCAACGGTGTCATCGGAAATGTCGGCGAGTGTGCCGATAGCGGTTCCGACTTGGACTTTTGGATTTGAGAGGTAAGTTGATGCTGGCATGTTTGCTCCTTAAGTTCTGATCTGATAGTAGATGATTTGTATTGGGTAGTTGTGGATTATGCGGTCTGGGCTTCTATAGCGCAATCAAGGTCGTAGCACGGGTAGAGCGCGCCACCAATCTCAAGGCTTGACGGACGGCCAGCCATGATGATGATTGGCGAGGCAAGAACGGTTGCAACAATGCTCAAGATTGATCGAAGTACCGGCAGACCTGCTGGGCCTGAGCCAATGACCTTGATTGGGAACTCGAGGCGCACAATGTTGCCGTTGCCTGCAAACGTGGTGAAGTTTGGGGCATCAAGGTAAACGCAATTAGGCGCGATTCGTGTTGGGTCGTTTACAACGCGCAACGAAGTTACCGCGGTAAGCGTTGCTGTGACGTCATCAATTGCTTCGTTAAATAGGTCGGTGTAGGACATTAGGCAACCGCTGGGCGTGGAATGCCTAAGAGCTGCTTCACGATCGGGGTCAGGCTTTGCTGTGGGGCTGAACCCATGCCGTCAAACGTGGCGTAGGTTGCCTCTATTGAGCCCCTAGAGCGCCACAGAGCGGCGCAATACATCAAAGTGCCCAATGTTGCGTCACCGCCAGGAGAGGTCGTTAGAGAATCGATGTACCCAGACTCCTGCCTTCTGCGATACGCGAACTGGCACCCAGCCGACACCGATTGGGTGAGCAACGTGTAATCATCTGACGGGTTGGTGATCGTGATGCCCAAATAGGTCATTACTTGCGCGGCCGTCACCCATGTGCATACAGGGTCGTATGACACGGTGCCAGACGCAGCGGTGCGCTCGACATCGGTTGCAGTTTTGGCATACAACACTTGATCGGCAATTGGCACTTGAAAGTCGTATAACAGGTCGCCCTGTGTGTCAACGCCAATGTACAAATACTGTGGCAACGCGCGCACCGTGTAGGTGCCGTTAAATATTGCGTCAACGCTTGCGACCGTAATTGACTGGCCGACTGCAATCTCGCTGGGGGTCAGGAGTTGCAGTACGGCAAAGTTGTCAATGAGATATTTATTAGTGACCGAATAGGTGGCCATTTTGCGGGCCTACCTTTCCGATTATGGGCTGACGATAATGGACTTGACGATATCTGCGTCTGCAATGAATGTTGACACGTATCCGTAGTACGAGAATGTGCGACCGAGTGAGGATGGCACTTCGACTGACATCAATCCACGTACTTGTTCGTAAAACTCAATTGCAGATGCTTTTGCTACAACCATTGTGTTGGTTGCAAAGTTGCGGTCGGCAACAAGGTTCAAACCAAATGGGTTAAACGTGTTGAGCTGTGTGATGTTTGCAGAACCTGCAGCGTTTACGCCCATAAGACCAGCGGCGCCGGCATAAGGGAATACTGAACGCTTGTCTCCGTCCAATTGCTGACCGAGCAATTTCCACACGTTCGGGCTGACAAACACATGGTCTGGCAAGAAGTTGCTGGCCGTCAAAATGTCGGTTGCTGCATCGTAAAGCGCTGCAAACAATGTGGATGGGTCGGTGCTGTTGTAAGTCCAGGTTGAACCTGATGCTGATGCGCCTGCGGTAATTGCGTCAGCTGCCACGTTGTCGCTTTGCAACAAGTACTGGCCTGCAAGGTCACGCAAAATGATTTCCATACTGGCGGGCGAAGTGAAATCGACATCCTGTACGGAGAGGGTCACTTGTCCTGCCAATGTAGTTTTTGTGACTACGTTTGATGCAATTACAGGTGTGGTAGCCGATACGCCAGTCAACTCAGTTCCTTGTGATGCAACTGAAGTGTGGGTCGTCCACGTTGGGCGAATGAATGTCTTTTGGTTGCCACCGTCTGGCATTGCGCGAGCACCAACGGCTGCGACTACTGGACGGATGTAGTTCAAGTCGTCAAATACTGGGCCAAGAACTGGTACTGGCAAAAGACCAGGTGTATCTGTGGTGAGCACGTCACCAGCTGCCGCTTGCAATGCTGATTGCTTTGACAAAGCAAAGTCGCGTGCAGCGGCTGCCACGTTGCGAAAAGTTTCTCCGCCAATGTGCATCGCAGCAAGATATTCGCCTGGTGTTGGCAAATCAAACTTGCGTTTTGCTTGTGCAAAAATTGGTGCAGTAGGGATGGTTGCCTCGACTGCGGTTTCGTTGATTTCGGACATTTCTTGTTTCTCCTCTACTGGGGTTACTTCTTCATTTAACACTACTTCTTCGGGCTCTTGGTGGATACTCGCAGCGACTTTGGTGATGTTGGCTGCATCGCCAAACGCACCAATTGGAACTAGGGACAATTCCATCCAGTCGGCTGACTCAATGATCATTGTTCCTTCTTCGTCATACGAGAACTTGGTTGGATTTACGCCTACCGAGACTTGATCAATGGTGCCGTCCTGAGCCATAACTAGGGCATCGTTTCCGAGGCTGGTTGCGCTGATCTTGGCGCTGAACATCATGCCTTCTTCGGTTTCGGCGCGCTCAGTAACTACGCCTACAGGCATAGAGGCATCGTGGTACATGAACAGGCGTGGTGCTTTGCCTTCGACTGGCAATGAGCCTGGACGAAAAATCACAGCTGTGCCATCCGAGACCGTTGCCGGCACGTTGTACGGAACTGCTACTCCGCTAATCGTGCGGCGTGGCGCGTCACCTTTGGCAGCGTCAAGCGTAAAATCTCCTGCAATTAACTTAATCATCGTGCTAACTCCTCTTGAGTGTTTTCTCTTACAACTACTTCTTCACGGTCGTCCATGCTGTCGGCCATAAAGTTTTCTTCTAGGTATTCATCGGCATCGAACTCGACATAGGTTCCGCGCGGTAGCACGTTATCCATTGACAGCGCGCTGGCAATTGCATCGGCATACAGTTTTACGCCGAACAAGTACAGGTCTGCGCGCGCTTGTTGTGATGACTGGTATGAGTAGGCGCCAGTAGCAACGCCCACCAAATATGGGGGAACATTTGCCAGACGTGACATTTCAAGCGCCTGATATTGCGACGCTTCAATCAAAAGCATCTTGTCTGGCGTGCTGTTTGTTTCCGTGTATGTCAAATACTCGTTAAGCGCAGCCGTCTGGTTAGTTGATCGAGCGGCGTTAAACGCGCTAGCCAAATCAGCCAATTCTTGCGCGCTCAATGGTTCGCCACCTGTTTGCTTAAGTACGCCGGCAGGAATGCTGGACGATGCGTTGCGATTGCGCGCTGCTTCAAGTTTGAGCGCGGTTTCAATTGCGCCAGGTGCCGAGTAGATCATGCCTTGTGCTGGTGACAGGAATTGCACAAGGTTTGTTGGGTCAAGCATGCCACCGTTGAAATACACTTCTTTGGACGGAGCAAACCACACAGGGCCAACCATGTCCGTCGTGGTAATTGAGCCTGCTGGCAGTCGAGTGAACGTGGCAGGGTAGCCGTCAGCGGTGCGTGATGATATGTACCAGAACGCGCGACCGAACATCATCAAGTCATCAAGCGTCCACGACATGATGAACTGATATGGCACGGTTGGGTCTGGTCGGCGCAACCATGAGCGCGGAGCGATGTACACCTTTTCCATGTCATCGCCGTTCCACATTTCGTTGTACATCTTTAACGGCATTGAGCCAATAACCGATGCCATCAAATCTCGAGCGCGGTTAATCGTTGGAACGCTGATAGCGCGGTTGCGCGCTTCGCCTTCTTGGTAACTGTAATACTGGCCGATCATGCTTACGCCTGCAGCGTTACTTGTGTAACCGCCAGCAACCGCAGCTGCAACGCTCGGCGCTGGGCTTATCGCTGCTTTGCGTGTTTTGTTAAAGATCGCCATAGTCCTACTTTGTCACATAAGTGGCAACCGCGCATGACTTATCCGATTCCGACAAAAGGCAAGGTGCGCGGTCGCCGCGATCATCTTAGTTATTTACTGCGACAAGCATGGGCTTTCCGCT